CTTCCTGATGGACCTCTTTCTACTATTCTAGTTAAAGAACCTTCTGGCGCGACAGATTGAATTAATATGTTATTATTATTACTACTATCAACAACAGTAGAATTCGATCCGCCTCCAACGGTTACATTTATTTGATTAGAATTAGAGGAAGTATTGACATTAATAGACATTTTATAAATGTGTTACATCCGCTAAAACATCTAATCTAAATTCAAAAAGCGTACGATCTTGAATTCCTGTAGAATAGAAATGCACATCACCATATAAATTAATAGGTGGAAAAGCTTTTGTTATACTTGAAGGTATATCAAATTCTACTATCCCAGTTCCAACTACTCCAGTTACTATTGTAGGTACAAAAGTATATAATAAATTTCCATCAGGATGAGGACGAATTTGTCCTGTGCAAACAATATTACTAAAATCTAAAGAATCAGACGTAACTGTTATTGTTTGCGTAGGAAATGTGTCGCCTCTTATGACTGTTAACTGAGTAGCCATTTGATAAATATTACACCATATATTAAATATAGAGACAAAAAAAACCCAAGCTTACGCTTGGGTTCGTGAGTTATTTAATATTACTTAACTACTGGAAGATCTGGATTCACTACTCCATTGCTAGACGCACCAGCAGAAGCCTTTGCACGATTTGCAAGCTCCTGATTGATAACGCGAAGATTAGCTTGAGCGACTTCGATCTTTCCTAGTTCATCATAGGCAAACGCCTTTAGTTGAACGTCAGTTACTGTTGATAGATTAATTTGATTCTGTTCCATAATTATGTACTGTAATGTATATTATATTTCACCAAGAATTTTTAAAGTTCTTTTATGCAAAGGATTATTGGGATCTAGTTGAACACTAGGAGATTCAGCGGTCATAGAGATTGTTCCTCTTGCTACCGACTTGAATTCGCGCAACAACTTTTCTTTAATTTGCATTCTTGATCCACTAGCAAAAATACCAACTCGTTCACATAAATTTTGTAAATCTAAGTTAGTCATGTCGCTCAACTTCTCTTTAAAAACTTCTAAGTTATAAGTCCCAAAGGGATTAACTTTTTTTACACCTAAAATTTCTTCTAGCTCTTTTACTTTTTTAATATCTGGATCTTCCAGTGGCTCAGTTACTTTACCATCAGCTAGAATAAGATCATCCAAAGCTGATTTTGGAGCTTGATCTTTTTTAGACTTCTTGTTGTCTTTTTTTATGAGCTTTTTAGCCATATATTATAGTTTGTTATTATTTAAATAATTCAATAAAAAAGGCGTTACCCTTTCGGATAACGCCAATTTTGTTTAACCGTATATATTAGACAATTAGACCGACCAACGCACGATTGTCGAGAACCATACGTCCTTCTTCTAGACCACCATAATAACCAATCTTTCCTTGACGGAGAGTATATTGATCATCAGCAGTGAGATTGAATTCAGATCCAGTATCAGAATCAACAGCTACAGCACGGATTAGAGAATCACGGCTTCTGTCGATACCAACAATGATTTCTTCAGTAGCGCCATTGAAAGCTGTGGCAGTACCACCATAAGATTGAATGCTATAGTGGTCAGCGTAAGCTGTAGCACCTGCTACTGTATCAAAGATAGTGTTGAATCTCTTTCCAATTCCGAGTTCGAGAATTTCCATGATGCTAACACCATAGAATTCAGGTAGACCGGCTTGACTAAAGATTTGATCGCGAACTGCATCTGTAGCAACTACAGGAGCGTTACCGGCTGTGTTAGAACCAACAGTAACAGGAGCGACTTGTGTGTTAATAGGATTATAAGCCATACCACGAATTTCCTCAACGATTTCAGGAGAAACGATGAGGTCAGTCAATCCTCTGCGAGCGCCAGAAGGAGTACCACCGACGAATGAAGCGTTAATGCGCTTAATCTTGGTGAACAACTTGTTCAAGTCGTTAAGAACGAAACGACCAGCAGCAGCAGTACGGAAAACGTGATAGTTATTAGCGGCAGTGGCATCATTACCAGTAGAAGCTTGAGCTAGAGCGGTAAGAAGAAGATTAGCTGAAGTTCTTTCTTGCTTTAGCATAACTTCTTGAGCTACGCGAGTGAAAGTCTTGCTAACTACATCTAGACGGCTCTTGGCAGCGTACTTCTTGTCGAAAGCGACAGCGCTGTCGAGCTTATAAGTAGCAACCTTTAGCTCTGAAGCTGTAGGTTGAACGATGTTCTGAGGAAGACCACCGGCAACAGATTGACTATAGACCTTGATATAATCTTCGTCAAAAATGTCGTAGTAGAGATCCAAAGGAATTGAAGGATTATCTTCAGCGTTGAATTGGAGGCTGGTGAAGAGATTAGAAACGGTAGGAGCGTTATTAATAACTTCAGCGAGGACGGGTCCAATGAACTGAGCTAAAGCAATTTGAGCTTCATAAGCAACCTCACGGTTGCGAGAAGCCATAGCCTTGATTAGTTCAACTTGTTCGTCTGTTCTTTTTAAAACGATTTTCATGTTATTTTATATTTAAAGATTAGAGTACAGAGGCGTTGGCACAATCGATTTGTACGATAACGTATTTACCAGTAGTTGTACCGGCGAAATAGTCGCTCTTACCATTTTGACTGGATCTGCTGCCAGTAGCCAATACTTTACCGATGATAGAATATTGACCAGTGAGAGGACCAGAAGTTGTTGGGGCCAATCCGGTAACCTTACCAGCATTAGCAGAGATAAGAAGGTGAGAATTGACAACCATGTTAGCGTCAACCCAGTCAACAGCAGTATCATTTAAAGTGAAGATACCACGGGTGGCTACTGGAACAGCTTGTCCAGAGAGAACGGCTTGTAGCTCTTGTCTCTTTACAGGATTATAGAGGAGCTTTTCACCATTTTCATCAAAGGCGAGTGTTTGATTGAGCGTAATACCAAGAACTGGAGCGTCATTGGTAGCCGCAGTGAAGGTAAGAGGAACGCTAGGATACTGAGCGGCTCCAAGGAATGGATAGTCAGTGTTACCTAGATAAGCGTTGGTTCCGTAGGTAATTGGATCAAGATCCAAGTTACCAGCGTTTACCTTAACGAAAACACCAGCGGAACCATTACCATTGGTAGATGGATTATCATCGCAGGTGGTATTGGCGAACATATTGACAACGTCAAAGTCGCTATATTGTCTGAATGGATATAATCTTAGTGACATATATTTTTAGTATTTAATTGTTATGTTTTCTTTCGAGAAAGCTTTTGCGATCTTTTCTTTCCAAGAGGGTTGAGCCTCAGTGACTTCAATCTGACTAGAAATAACAGCAGTTTCTTCCTTGGCGTTTGCCAAAGCAGTTTCTACTTGTACGGTTTTTTCTGTCGCTTGAGCGACTGTTTGAGTATCCTTTAGTCTCTTGGCTAATTCAGCTTCGAGTCTATCTTGGAAAACTTTTTCTTGTTCAGTCTTAAAAGCTTTGCTCTTGTGTCTGTAAACTACAGAAAGCTTTTCTTTATAAGAAGCGAATGCTTCGTCTGAACTATCTAAAGAAGTAATATCTTTAGCTAAAATTGATCTATCAAGATCATCGAAATCAAATTCTTGATCTAGAATTCCCATTCTTGTATTGAAAAGTTCTTGACTATTCTTGGCGGCTACGGCGGACTCTAGTTCACCAAGCTTAGAAATTGTAGCGTTTAGATCTTCGCGCAACTTTTCGGTTTCAGCGATAGCCTTTAATTTAGCCTCTTCAGCAGCTTGAAGTTGAGACTTAAATTCGTCGTTCTTTGACTTAATGCTTTCGGCGATCTTATGAGAAATGTTAGCAACGGCCTCTTCATTAAAGTTGACAGTTTCTTGCTTTTCAGCAAGAACGGTCTTTAGTGCGGATAGTATTTGTTCTAGATCCATAGTATTTATTTTAGATGTATTTACAGTCGTTTTTTCTTCTTGTGAAAATATTTTCTTGTTTATTCGTAATAAATCTAATGAATTTACTTCAAAAGATTCTATTTCTTCAGCTTCGGTATCGTTTTTAATCATTTCAGAAGATCCATCATCAATAATTACTCCTTGAACGTCTGCCGCAGGATTGGTTGTGAATCCTATTCCTAATGGATAAATGCGACCAGTGACTAAACGATAAACTGGAGTACCGTCATTCATTACTCCAGGACCATCAAAGCCTCTTAGATACTTTTTAAATTCTTCTATTTGTTTTTTATCTGTGATTATTTCTGCTTGGCTCAAATCAGCACTGCCAACCGCAACCATATATTCATTAAATCCAATTTCCCAACTTGCGCTAATTCTTTGAAATAGATTTGATTCAGGATCATTTGATTCTATGAGAGCATCGGCAAAACTTCTATCAACAGTCTTATAAACTACAGCCGCCAAAGAAATATTAAATGGATCTAACTTTCCTTTTACATCTTCATCTGAAATAATCTTATTAGAACCGATAGCAGAAAAAGCTGAATTAACAATATGTCCTACTACTCTTTGTTTTTTATGCTCAATATTGGTTGGCTTATGAATAAAATAATTCTTGAATGCAATAGCAGTGTTAGTATCGATGCCGTCGCCATTCTTATTGAATTTATTAACCAGCGCAGCATTAAAAGCCGCCCCAATTAAATCAACGTTTGTATCCAAGTTAACAGATGAAGGGATAAGGCTTTTTAGAGAATCTAAAGAAGCTTTAGATACGAGAACATTGGTATCAAAATTTAGACTAGCGGTTACAAAATTCTCAAATGACGTTCTATATTTAAACATAATATATAAATTTACACTGAGTATTTAGTACTGTGATATAAAAGAGCAGCAGAATATGTCTCTAATTGATGTTCTGCGCCCAATTCTTGAATTCCTGGTAGTATGCTGACCTTATCTAATATAGAAGGATCTTTAACAACTGTTTTTGCTACCGTCTCCCAAGTTTCATTTTCGCAACCAATAATAATAGCTTCTGATAAACTCTCAGCTACCTTCTTTTGCTCTTCATTTAGCTTTTTCTTTTTATATTTTGTTTTTAATTCGCCTTCGATGATTGAATATAAAACTTTTGTGCTTTCCATCGTTTTGGCAATAGCTTCTTTAGCAAATATTGATGAAGCTTTAGCCCCCATTGGACGACCTCTCTCAGTTGGAGTTGTAGTCTTCTTCATTGGTGGCTTGGCTCCAATATTTGGAACTTCTGGCATCGCAGGAGGAATAACTGGAACGCCTCCAACGATTGGATTATAAAAACCTTTCTTGCGCTCTTCGACAAACTTGGTTTGAGCGGCGGCTAACTCTTCTTGAGTTGGATAAATACCTGTTTCGATAACCTTGAGACCTTCTTCTGGAGGAAGAATTCCAAGTTCCATCATGCGAGTCACGACGCGATTAAACTGAGTTTCATCCTTGATTGAAACTTCTTCGAATTTAGCAATAGGACACTTACCTTTAAATCCTAAATTTCTAAATATAAGTTCCATTTCGGGACGTAGAAAATCATTTAAGAATGCGTTTCTAGCTTCTTTTAGTCTTTCAAAAAATACTTGTGCTTTTACTGTTGTATTTGCAAACTTTTCTGAACCAATAAGAATATTCTGAAGACCTTCTTTGATATCTTCATTTACTATTTTATATTTTTCATAACCTAAAACTTTATTTAGATCAGGAATAACGAATTCTGCTTTTGTAGTATAATCAGCAATAAGAACACGACCTACAGATTCATTATTTAGCAAGCCTTGCATGGCTTTTATATTTTTATGATTGATGCCGCCTTTGCTAGGCTCAGTACCCATCGTTATCAATAGAATGACATTCTCAATTGTGCGGCAAATAGCTTGGTCTATCTTCTTCATTTCCATCTTGAAGTTAATGTCGTCCAAAACGGCGAATCCAAAAGGAATAGCAAAAGGTTCATAGTCTTGCTTTTTATAAAAAGAATATATTACATCTGTTGGATTGAGTTGAATCTTTAATCCGTCTTGCGCCCATTGACCATTCTTTATTTTAGTTTGGGTCTCTTTATCTAGACTATTAAATACTTCTACATCTCTATCGTTTTTTGGATTCTGCAATCTTTCTAACTCATATTCTGAAAGAATCTTTTGATAAACAACTTTCTTCCAAGAACTTGTTCTATTTACTGTTACATAAAAAGGATTCAATAGAATATATTGAACAGGAATTAAATTCTTTACATCATAAGGTGTTGGGTAGTTATGAATTTCAACATTTGTTTCATAAGAGTCTCCATCGTAATTAGCATATGTCTCTAATATGCTTTGAAAATCATCAATAGTAAATTTAGCATTTACTTTATAAAAGAAAACATTGCCGCTTCTGTAATATTCGCGAAAATACTGATCTTTAACGTTCCACATCTTTGTGTACTTCATCCATTTAGAAAAAAAGTCGCGAGCTTTTTGGCTACCACCTTCTAAATAAATTTCTGCATTAGCAAATTCCGACATGATATCTACCGCATTTCTAAAAATAGCTACATTGGCGTAAGCTTTTTGACACAATTCGATAGCATCACGGATATTGTACCCATTAACTGACATCTCGAAAGGCAATAAACCTTCACGGATATTCGCGTATTTATAAATCTTTGGTCCTACATAAGCCAAGTTTCTTCTAATAGAAGTGCCACCATCTCCAGAACCAGAAAAATTATTTCTTTCGTAACTGGCAGAGCTTTCGTAAAAAGAATCGCCAACAAAACTTGGTTCTGATTCAGAATTGTTGTTAACCAAGTCCTCTAAATTACTGTTATTATTTTCCTTTGCGCCTCTAGAAAATCTATTCCAGTAAGAAGACTTTTTATTATAAGATCGACTCATATTCTTTATTTTACACTTATAACTTTAAAAGTGACTTTGAAAGTTACTTTTACGCTATAAACATAGGAGTAAATGTTTCTGTATTATCTTCTACAGTAACAGTTCTCATATCAATTATAATCTTTGTCATCCAATTTCCTAATACTAATGCTGAATAACTATCTTTTCTTGGTTTATCTGGACCTGATTTACGTTTTAGATTAGCAGGAAGATCAAAATTTTGCATACCTTGTGCAGAAGTTGTTATTTGTATAAGCGCACATTCTGTTTTTGTTAAAAGTATCATATCTGACAAATGTTCAACAAAGTCAATCATTCTTGCGCCGACATCCGCTTTATCCAAATCAGAAACGTTAGAAAATTTAAGATTTTCTATACCTATTCTTTTATTTATTTGTGACTTGTAATGATCATCCATAGCTCTGCTTGCAAAATATATGCGACGATGATCAAAATTAGCTTGCAATAATTCGTTCGCTTGACGAATCCAAGCCGATGTTGGTTTTCTCATGAAAACTGTTCTATAATCTGTTTTATTATATTCGGATTTTGCAGTATATAGATTAGATTGGTATTCTTCTGGTCTTTCAAACTCTGTTGTTACGCATTTTAACTCAATCTTTTCGTCTTTAAACAGTTCGCTTTCATTACAAGAATTCATAAACTGAACGCCACCATTATAGTCCATACATATAGCGACAATATTAAAGTTTTTAAGAATATATAAGAAATACTTAATATGATCTTTTAGTGAAGCTCCAGCTAATGCATACGAATGCACCAACGTACCCATTTGTTTTTCGTAATTAACTTTTATTACTTGTATAGCAAAATCGTCCGACCCTTCAGTTTCTGACCAAGAAGGATCAACGGCTATTACATATTCATCTTCTGGATTACCTACTACTTCTACAGAAGGTGTTTCTCCATCAGGTACTGTACATAGCGCCATTTTAGATATTTTAAAATATCCAGAACTATCATCTGTAAATTGAGCGCCAAATTCTCTTTGGAACTGCGATTCACTCATTGTTGATTTTGCTTGATTGATTAGATTCTGATCGTATAACTGAACTGGCGCACAATCGTAAGAAAATTGCATAACACAACGCTTAGAAGAATCTGTTGGCTTAGGATTATGTATTAAATTATCATACTGCTCGTATAATTTATAAAGATATTCAAATTTAAAAGACGCTGATGATAGAGCAATCAGTTTATTGTTGGGCCAAACATATCTATCTTCCTCCTTCATCTCGCCCTTCTCAATCAATTGAGTTTCTAGATTATACAATTCTTCTCGCTGAGTTGGATTTTGAACTACGGACAAGAATGGTACAATAACTTCGTTATAAATGCGTTCAGGCATCAATAGAAACTCGTCAATAATAATACGATGAAAACGAAAACCACGAAGTTTTTCACCATCACCTAAAGGCAATGCGCGAATACGGCTTTTACCTATTTCCATTAGCCATTCATCATTATTTTTTGATACATGGGTAATACATTGTTTTAAAAGATAGGCTTCAGGCTTGGCGGCAATATCTTCTATCTTTTTAAATATCATTTTTGACTGACGAAAAGAACGAGACATAATACCTATCTCTATTCCTTGATTTAATATCGCGTCTAGAATGGCAAAAATACCAGTAGTATAACTTTTACTCATGCCACGCGACCAAACTCCTAAAAAATAATCGCTTTCCAACATTGACTTGACAGCCATATGTTGAAATGGAAACAATTTAACTCCTGTAATTAAATCAGTAGTAAAAGTAATATTGTTTCTCAAGAATTGATAAAACAAAAGCTTCGCTTCACGTTCTTCCAAGAAGCCTTGCTTTTCAGAAAGCTCTTCATTAGAAATAAACTGATTTTTTCTTATTCTTTGGTTACCTGTTTCCCAACTCATGATCTAAAAAGTATTGTAAATCTACTTGCCATAAATCTTTTCCAAAATATAAAAGCTTTGGTATAATTTCGATTGATTTTTTTCGACTGCCCGTAAATACAAACTGAACATGTCTAGGATATTTATGCGTCAAATGTCGCATATTATGAAAGACGTATTCTAAGTTCGTTTTTCTTTTATATTTTCGATGATTATCTATTATACTATCTATTGTAGACTCTATTACAATAAATAAATATCCTTCCAATTCAAAAGTCCTTTGGATTTCTCTTTCAAAACGATCAACTCCAGAAGCTAAAGTTCCTAAAAAGTCATTTTCACTTTTTCTATCTACAAAAGTATAATTATATTCTTGAGCGTTCATTAAATAATCACCAATAAATAATTTTTCAATCTTTACATTAGGAAATTCTAAAGGATCTTGTTCGCGAGTATCGACAAGCATAGTTTCATTCTTTAAAGAAACTTTATTAAAAGTTTTTGGCAAAGGCTTATTAAAAAGCGGCTCTTTATCCAACAACTTACAAACAGAATTATAAGATCCAAAATGCTTCTTGAATATATTTATATTTGGAAGATCCAAAGTCTTCAATTCATTATGAAAAGGTGCGTAATGATAATTTTTTTCTTGTATTCTATTTTTTAGCATCGATACGCATTTTGTTTTTACGATTTCTTGATTCTCTGATCTTTCCCATTCAGAAAATTCATTATAATCAAGGAACTCTGTTTCAAAATATTCTCTTTTGTTTTTAAAGGGTATTTGTTTTTTATAAAAAAATGAAAAGCGAGGATAATATTTACAATAATACTCTCCTTGATATAGATTATGTTTCTTTAAATGGGCGTGAAAGCATTTATCATTTACAAAAGATTCTTGACAGACTTTACATTCGATCATATAGCATCTTCTTTTGTAATTCCTAAAATTCTAGCTTTCCATGCAGACATTGTTTCCAATCTATCAGCTTCTTCTTTGACAACTTTCTTTTGCATTTCTGCAATCTGAATCATCATTTTTCTTTCGTTTTCATCTTGGAACAATTCTACCAAACTAAGTATCGAAGCGTTCTTTTGTTGATGAGATTCTATACGTTTAGATCGTTCGCCATTCAATTTCTGCAAAGACTTATCTATACGTTGGGCGCATTGATTATATTCTTCTGAAATAGTCTTTAAAACTTCAGTCAATCGCATTGTAAAATCTTTTTGTTCTTGAGTATCGTTGAACATTTCATTTACTTTATTTTTTTTCATATCAATTTGTTTAAGATTGATATAATCCATGCAAACATTTATATATAAATTAGTTTCATCAATCGTAAGATCTGGTTTGTCCCAAACTGAACGCACAAACTCAGCTTCAAAAAGATCTTTATCATTAGAGCTACGATAAGAATCGTAGTTTTGTACAAAGCGTGGACTATTTAAATAAGTCAATAGCTTTTCTAAATATTTTCTATGCTGCAATGTTAATTTATCCTCAGATAAATCTTGTCCAGCCCATTTATTTACTTTCTTGATGGCAGAAGATAAACTTCTTGGCACAACATACTTTTCATTAACTGCTGATTCGCTTTCAACCAAATAATCTGGATGCTTTTCTTTGATATATTTGTGTACTGCCCTGTATTGAGGCGTAATAAAAACATTTAGATTAGATACTCCTGCTAATTCTTTAGAAAATAATAATTCTGTAATCTGTTTGGGAGTTATTCCTGTTTTAATATTACTGTCTATAAATTCTATGTGCGCCGCAGTAAGTGCTTCTGGATCTGCTTTTGGTTTAGCTTTTTCTTTCTTGCTTATGGAACCAGAAGAGATCATATAATCTCTTACTAGCTTTGATTCTTTTGAACGGCCATGCAAATCTTCTCTTTTAAATAAAAGATTAGCTATAACAATATAATCTGTTAGCCCTTCTTCTATTTTTTTATTGATAAATACTTGTTGCTCTTCAGATAAATCACTCATTGTTAAAAACGTCGTTATCTTTTATCAAATTTTTCGCTTTTAGATATAGCATTTTTTTTAAATTTTTAATCTGCTTGTATCCAGCCTTGCGACCTTTCTCATTGGTCTTGAATTTTAAAAATCTTGCTACTTCATCATCAGTAAGACAGTCAATAAAAAACATTTTATAAACAAAAAACTGTTTATCGTTTAAATTTTCCTTCATCAAAGAATGAAGTTTCTTTTCGGCATTGGAAAAATTAACAGATTCATTTTCTGGTATAGAAATAAAATAATTTTGATGGTTTTGCAAACTTACTGTCATTTTTAAATCGTAAGCATTCTTTTTTGTCTTTTCCCATTTAGCGTACAATGGACATTCGTTGCATTGTTTTTGACTAGGAGTAAATCCACAAGCATTATCTTCTCCAGAAGAAACTGCGCCTTTATTTGTGTTAAAAGAACAATTCACGCATGGCTTTACAAAACAACTATAAGAATTTCTGATTATATTTTTTATCTGATTTGAGACTATCCTATTAACCCAAGGCTCTATGGGTCGCTTTTGATCCCATAGATGCCATTTTTTATGTATATGAATCTTTATTATCTGCTCAATGTCTTCAAAGTCGAACCAAACAATTGCTTTTAACTTCCACTTGGCTTTTCTTTTTTTTATGACTTGATCTATGATTTCATACATTTCTTCAAAAGTTTTTTTGTTTTTATGCTTCATTTATTTCTTTGAAGTTCTTACTAGGAGCGCACTCTTTTAATGATTGTGACAAGTATTCTTCCTTAGTAAGCTTGCTGACATTACCTCTCGGTCTAGAAAATTTTTCAGAAGATGGAGGAGAATGAATTATTTCACTTGCTAGAAACTTATTCTTCTCTGGTCTTTCAATTTCATATTCTAAGCGTCTTGGCTTGACTACAGAAGTAGGCAAACCATCTTCGTCTACTTCTTTTTGTGTAGTTTGAATTTGTTTTCTAATCTGGGGTTGTTGAACATTTGTCATTAAAGCTGTTCCACAGCTAGAACAAAACTTCGATCCAACCCCATTTTTAAAACCACATTGGCTACAGTACATACACCAATATTATATCACTGTATATTAGTTTTATCTAATTTTTTAAACACTGAAACTATATACTTTAATATTTCACTACGCATGATATCTTCTTCATCGAATTGAAAACAATAAATTCCTCTGTCTTCGCTTTCTTTGTTATTGAAAAGATCGTATACTCTCATAAAACCAGATTTGTTGCCAATGTCTGATTGCATAGCATCACCGCAGATAAACATTTTAGTATTTTCTCCAATACGAGTGAGAAGCGTGACTAATTCTTTACTGCTATAGTTTTGAGATTCGTCTGCGATAATTACTTTATCATTCCAAGTTGCTCCTCTTAAGAAATTAATTGGTAACGCTTCGATAAAACCATTGGTTTCTAAGTATTTTGATTGACTCATAGGAAGTAGCTCATCCAATTTATCATATAAAGGCATCATAAATGGATTAAACTTTTCATCTACAGTCCCAGGAAGAGATCCTAACGCTCTTTCTCCAGATTCCGCTATCGTTCTTATATATTTCAATTCTGCTCTCGAATTCATATTTAAAATATGAAGCGCACAGTAGACTGCTAAAAAAGTTTTAGAAGAACCTGCTGGACCATTGATAAAAATAATTTTAGTATTCTTATCAAATGCTATCTGCGCGAAACTTTTTTGCTTATCTGTTAAATTGAAGTTTTTAATGTTCAATTTAACTGATCTAAAATGATTATCGGCAATAATTTCGTTTAGATCTTCTTTTTCTTTTTGAATTTTCTTCTTTTTGGTTGACATGTTATGAAAGGAGTTACACTATATTGTATGGTTTTTCATTGTCTAAGTGTTCCGTACTCACCTACAAGTAAAAACATATCTTTGTGTGCGTTTGTTCAAAAGGTTTACAAATTTTGTGATGAAATGACCAAAAGAGGTCACACTGTTTATCATTATGGTCATGAAGATTCTAGCGTTAATTGCACAGAACATATTAATGTTACTAATAATGATATATTAAAAAAGAGTTATGGCAACTTAAATGATTGGAAGGATAAAGGTTTTGATCAAAATGTAAACACAGATGCTGTAAGAATCTTCAATAATAATTGTATATCAGAATTAAATAAAAGAATTAAATCGGACAAAGAATTTATATTATGCTGGTTTGGATTTGCCCATGAATCATGCGTAAAACATTTTTACAATAAAGCGATTGTAGTAGAACCAAGTATTGGTTACGATAGCATGTTTGCTCCCGTTAAAATATTTGAAACGCATAGCCAAATGCATAAAATGCACGGCCATTCGCACACATACATAGATTTGGGATCTGAATTTGTAGTTTATCCGGGTTTTGATCCAAATGATTTCTTATATAAAAAAGAAAAGTCAAACACAGCTTTATTTCTTGGCAGAATTACAGAAGAAAAAGGAGCTAAACTTGTATATGATATATGCAACGATTTAAAACAAGATATAATTTTTGCTGGCCCAAATACACTTGGTTTAAAAGATACTAGATATTGTCAATTTGTTGGCTTTGTTGATCCAATCAAAAGAATGTATTTACTTAGCGATGCTAAATTTTTATTTGCGCCTTCTTTATTTATTGAACCATGTAATTGGACCGTTATTGAAGCTCAATTTTCAGGAACTCCGACAATAACAACAAATTTTGGCGGATTTACTGAAACCGTATTGCAAGGAGAAACTGGACTAAGGTGTTCCAGCATAAATGATATTGTTTATGCTGTTCAAAATGTAGATAAATTTATTAATCCAGAAAATTGCTATAGAAACGCAATTTCAAAATTCACATTAGAGAAACAGTGTGATTACTATCAGTATATTTTTCATAACCTATCTTCAACTCAGATAAATTAGTATTGAAAAATTTCTTTTGAAAATTTTCTTTAGCTATGTGTCTTTGATAATTACAATAATCAACATACTGAGCAGTTACTTCATTATTTTTAGCTTTATCTACAGCTTCAAAAGTTAATTGATTGGCGTTTATCATGTCTTTATATTCTTGTGAATATATCATTGATAACCATTTTTCACGCTCAAATTGATTTTGCAAATGCGACCAACAATTCAACCACGCTTGAACATTATTAGAAGATTTTTGTTTTTTAATCTCTAAAATGCTTAAATAATCAAAAGCGTAAGCTTCGTCCACCAAAATAGTAATCATAAATTTATAATACAATTGTCTATTTTTGATTTAATGCTTTCAAATGATATTTTTCTTGTGCATTCAAAATTCTTTTTTCTTGGACACCACAACCAATCAGAAGGATCAAATTTTTCTTCATTTAAACATCCATTACAAATAGAATCATCGTAAATTCTCGTTATATTTTTTGTGAATTCGCACCAAGGTTTAGTAACGTTTGAAATCAATACTACATGCTTTCCTATGCCATGAGCCAACCACGATAATCCATTAGAAGTTCCTATATGAAATTCAGAGTGATTAATGTAATTAATGCATTCTTTTAAATTTAAACCGCATCTGTTTATCGCCTTTTTAGGTATCGGATTCATGCAAGATTTTATACCAAAAGAATAATCTCTATCAATACAAACAGCAGAAATATCATATTTTGATTTTAAATATTTAATCAGATCATTCCAACCGTCATTATTATTCCAATAACGACCTTGATGAGTCGAATGTGTAGAAATTGTTATATACTTTTGCTTTATTGGTCTAGCTCCTGAATAATTATCAATCAAAGTATTTATTTCTTCATATTCCATTTTAAGATCATCAGAAAATCCTTTCTGTAATGGGCGGTCAAAATAAAAATTTATTGATTTTTGTTGCTCGCATTCAAAGTTTACTGGATTAAAACTTATATTAGGATATGATTTTTCAAAAAGACAAACAAAAGAGTTGTTAATAAAAAATCCCACCTCATCATTTGTTAATTTTTGATACTTATCTACTTGAGCCACCGCACCAATAGTATCTCCCAAAGATGAAGTGGTTAAAATAATTTTTGTTTTCACTTGCTATTTAAATCCTTTATACAAAGATCTATTTTTTCTTTCACCATGTCAAATGAAATCTCTCTAGAACATTCAAAATTTTTATCTCTAGGACACCACGCCCAATTTCCCTTATCGAAAGTCAAATTAGGATCATTCCAACAGCTATTGCATACATTTTTATTAATTACTCTATATGGAGTATAAAATTCAGAAACAGGATCTGAAAATCCAGATATCATAATAACTGGCTTTCCAACCGCCCAAGCTAACCAAGACAAACCAGATCCTAAACCAATAAAGAAATCGCAAAAATATAAATCATTAATTCTTTCGGATAATGGAATATCTCCTGTTTTATCTATAGAGTTTACAGGAATATAATTAACATATTCTCCGCAACCAATATTATTATTTTTATCTATAGATACTACATCATAACCCAAACTATTTAAATATTCTACAGTTCTTGTCCAGCCAGAAGGATTATTCCAAAACTTGGCCTGAGACGTAGAAAGAGATCCAATACAAACATACTTTCTCTTGAAATTGTTCTTAAGATTTTGTGGCAAAGCAACTTTAGTTACAGATTCTTCGTATTTAATATCTAATATTTTAGAGGCAATTTCTTGAAGGCTCAATTGATTCCATTTTGTGCCGTTTACGTCAAAGCATCCAATAGAATAACATCTAGAAGAGTCTATTGGTTTTTCCCAATAGTTATAAAAATTAATATTTTTATATTGAGATTCAAAAAGGTCTTTAAACGGAGTATAAAAATTAACTTGTTGTTGTTTTTGTTTTTGAAAAGAGTCCACAATTCCTGTCCAAGCTATCGCATCGCCCAAAGAAGATGATTCGTTTACAATTTCATATATATCATTTCGATAAGCCAGCATATATCCTTTATCAATTGTGGAAGTATCTTTTTTATTAAAAGATAAATCGAATGTTTCTAATTTATATCCGCAATTTAATAGTTTTTCCTTAATGGTATCTAATTTATTATTTTCATTTGCATGAAATTCTAAGATAATTTTATTTATATTGTTTAAGGTATCATTTTGCAAGTTTTTAAAAATCTCATATTCATACCCTTCAATATCCATTTTCAAAACATCTATTTTATTTAAATTATATTTAAAAATTAGAGTGTCAAGACTTATGCATTTTACTTCTATATAATTTTTATCTGATATATCGGTTTCAGTTATGCGGCTTAATGTAGTTAGACTTTCAACTAGAAACTTTTTATTCTTATTGTCTACAGAAATCGCTTTATTCTCAGCTATTACTCTTGTTTCATTTTCAAATGTATTATTTAGTATGCTAAAAGATGGAGACGGTTCTAAAGCTATAATTTTACTTACGTTTTTAGACAAACAAAAATCTATAAAACTTCCACAACTAGCCCCAATATCGACGACAATATCTTTTTCGCGAATGTGTTTAGAATAGAAATCGTAATTATAAAAATCTATCTTTTGAGTAAAAAAGTTATCTAAAATATTTACTGAATTATCTTCAGTATATAAGAATTTGCGGCATGAGCTTTTATTATAAAAGTCTTTATCGATTGGAACATCTATTTCAAAGAATAGTTTTTTATTTTTAAACGCCAAAACTTTCAAACCACTAAAAAAATTCAAATCTAAATCTCTTGTGGTGATCGGACTGGTAAAATAAGAAAAACCTTTTGCAAAAACAAAATCTTTATCAAAGAATGATGTAAAAGTCAAATTAGAACTTAAATCTTTAATTACAAAGTCAAGATTTTTAAATTCTTTTTTAGTAGGTTCAAAATGAAACATGTTGTTTCTTTTATTGTATAAAAAAGAAAAGTCTTCATTATCAATATGTTCACGACCTCTTATGATCACATAATCTAAACGTTTAATCTTGGGAAAATCTTTTTCTATAGACAATTGAAGCATGTCAAAATCGTCAAAAATTTCAAATCTTAATTTCTCTTCGGGCTTGTAATCACTATTTAAACTAGAAAAATATAAAATCTGTGGATCTAAAGTTAAATCACTTTCATAAACGTAAATATTCTTTTGGGTATCGAATATTTTAACTTTTATTTTAATTTTTTTATCGCTAATATTTTTATATTCAATACCTTTGTCGTCACCTACAAATCTAACGAATTCTATTTTTTTCATGTTTGTGATTAAATCGTTTATATAATTAAAAGCTTTTTGAGAGGATTTTTTCCAAGAAAAATTATTTCTTATGATTTGTGATTCTATAATCGCTATGTCTTTATAATAAGAATAATTGTTGTATATGTCAATCATCTTGTTCGACAAATCTTTAAAATCTGGAATATAATAATGTCCAACTACATCTTTATCAAATTGTCTTGCGTTATAATTGGAAGCCGGTTCTTCGCCAAGTACATTGATCGAAACTCCAAGATTTTTTGCAAATTCTAGTTGTGCGCTACAGTTAGAATAGATTGATACTATTCCACAAGCCATAGATTCTATGAGAGGAAGGTTCCAACCTTCTGCGCGAGAACATGATAAGAAAACATGAGAACGTTGCAATATATATAAATAATCTTCTTTCGTTGTGAACGACAAAACTTTAATATTTTTACAATTTAAATTATAATGTTGTAATCTATTTTCTGTAGATCCCAGTCCATCGATGTCGAATGGATTATCCACCAATAATAAAAGTTCAACATTGTCGTTATTTTCAAAATTGTCTTTAAAAGACCTTATAATTTCCATGGTGCTTTTTCTAGCGTCCCATCTACCAATCAAAACAAAGGTAAACTTTTTAAACTTGTCTGAAATAGGAAAAAATACATTTTCATCAACGCCTAAAGGAACAACTTTCAATTTATTTTCTGGAAAATTTTGATTGATTAAATTATTTTTTTGCCATTGAGAAGGAATCCATAACTGGTCAAAAGTTTTTAATTGATTTAAAAAGTTATCTGGAAATTTTGTTGTTTCATACATCGTATATGCAATTTTTGGGCCAACATAATCATCGTAAAAATAAAAATGATTCAAACCTTCCATTATAAGGTTAACATTTGGCGCAAATTGTTTTTTATAATTATAGATTGGATAATCTGATCTTGAATTATCAGAATTATATAAAGTTTGTTTATGTAAAATTTTTTTATGGTGTTGTTCTATGTCCAAGTCGTGTGGATTTAGATTATAACCTTTCCAATTTTTACCAATTGTATAATTTCTAACTTTTACTTCGCAAATTTCATTTAAGTTAGGCAACATTTCTTGACAAAATATATTTAAACCTCCAGTTCCAACAAAACTACAACTAACTTCTAACCTAACTTTCTTATGTGCAAATTCTTTTAAATGTTCAACTGCTGCATTAGCAGCATTTTCCCATGTAAAAGTTTCTCTAATATATTTAGATTCTTTAATAGCTTTTTGCTTGTAAAAAGAATGATTTAAGTACACATGCATCATCTTTTTTTCTAAATCTTCAAAATCAGGCTCGTACCAGTACCCCGGTGAGTTTTGATTTTTATTTTCTTCAAAATTCTTAGCTAAAACTAATCCTTTTATATCAATTGGTATTCCTAAATTTTGTGCAAATTCAAGTTGCCCACTACAATTGGAATATATAGAAGGTGTACCGCAAGCCATTGCTTCAATAAGAGGTATATTCCATCCTTCTCCACGCGCACAAGAAAGAAAAACGTGTGCGTTTTGAATATATCGGATATAATCTTCTCTTGGAACAAAATCAACGACTTTTATGTTGGGCGCATACAGATTATTCGCTTTTAATCTTTCATGAGTATTCGCAAACCCATCATTATTAAAAGTATTGGCGACAGAAAGAATTAATTGAACTTTATTGTTGCCGCCGAAAACTTTTATAAAACTTTTTATAATTTCTTTTGTACTTTTTCGATCTCCCCAAGATCCAAATAAAACAAATGTAAAAATATCATTAGATAATGGAGAAGTTATTGTTTGATAAACCGCTGGATCTACAGCTTCTCGTACTATTTTTACTTTATCCGCTGAAATGCCTTGATCAATGGTAATTTTTGCTTGCCATTCAGTAGGAACCCAAACTTGATCGCATTCTAATAATTTTGCAAAAAAATCTTCTGGATATAATGTGTTTTCCCAAACAACGTACCCAATTTTTGGACCTTTGTAAGATTGATAAAAATAATAATGGTTTACGCTATTAAGAATAATGTTAATATCTGGAACATAAGATCCATCATAATTATAAATAGGAAAATCATTTAAATTTCTATCGGCATCAAAAAGACTTTGAGAAATAAGTACATTTTTATCTAAATCATTAACGTCTGTACCATGAGGATTATTATTTTTTCCTTCGTATCCACTCCAATTAGGACCAATTGAAAAATTTCTAACTTTAGTTTCGACCTTCTTGCTTAGTGCGCGAAAAAATCCTTTTGAATGAGCGTTGTAACCTGTATTTCCAACGTAACTTGCGTGACCTAAGATTTTCATTTATGAATTTGAGTGAATTTACTGAACAAAATATTTTCAGATTCTGGTTCAGTTATTTTAATGTAAACATAATCTAGATTGGCGGCTACTTTTCCAACGCAAAAATGAAAGTATTTAAATATCTCAACATTGACAAAATCATACAATAAATTTCCACGTTTATCGTAAATGGCAATATTAACAAGTTCAGAAAATGTTTTTTCGGGCATAAAATTTTTTCTACTTAACACAAGATCGTCTTTTTCATTTTGGGTTATATATAATTCATCATGGGCGAATACAGTTTTAAGATAGTTTTCTTTTATATCTTTGAATTCTGGTATAGATTTTACTCTATGAAAGCAGAAAATGTTATTTATATGTTTGGGCAAAATCTTATGAGCGGAAAAACAATTAGATGCGCCGTATTCATTATATTTTTCAATGTATAACTTATTTGTTTCTTCGATATCTACTGTCGGTAGGCTTTCTGTGTAGTTGTACTTAGACAATAATATATTAAAAGCGTCTTCATCGTGCAAAGCGAATATTCCCGGTCTTGTATTCTTGTATTTTTCATACATCTCTGTAGCTTCCGAGAAAAAGTTATGATGATTAGAGTTATAAACTATAACATTAGCTTTTCTTCTTGGATATACTGAAATAGGAATATTTAAAGCGTCCGATAATACTTGCAAACCATGCAAAGGTTTTCCATCTCCAAAGAAGTTTGTATGAAATACGCTATCGTATAAATTAAGATTAATTAAAGGATGATTTTTAAGCTTGGAAACATAATTAGCAATATGATCGGCGGTAACAGTTAAAAAACAATCAGTATCAATATATACAAAATTAGTATTTGGATATCTTTCGCAACTGTCTTTTAGGCAGAATGGTTTTATATTTCTTAATAAGTCAATATCTTGATTATCGTCTTTATATATATAAAAAGGTACAGAAATAAACTGTTCTTTGTTCAAATCTAAATCTCTTGTAACGTCCAAATCATAATTAAGACTATAAATAATACATTTGCGATTAGAAAACATACTTATTGTGTTCAACATCTGTTTCGCGACAGGCTCATATTTTTTATCAAAGTATACTACCCAATAAAAATCTTCCAATAATATTTTTTTGTTATAGAAGAGAGTATCATCTTGTATTCCTAGATCTTTTTTGTAATAGAAGTGCGATAATAGAGATTCGCGATCTTGGATGTATAATTTTTTACCTTTTAAAACTGCTTCTCCAATGTATTTGCCGTTTTTGCGTGTGTTCGATAGTTCCGAGAAGCTTGTTATTTGTATTGATTGTTGAGATAATGCGTTGTTGAAATGATGTTCGTCTACTCCACGGTATACTGGGTCTTTTAAGAAAGTTTCGTAGTCGTTTATGTTTTTATAGAAGTTGTTGTAAAAAGGTATATTTTTCCATATTGTAAATGGCCCCCGAACTCCTTTAAAATAAGTATCATCTCCAATAGATATTATCTCTTTATCTAAAAAAGGAAGCAATAAATCATACATATCGCCAAACATACAATCAATATCATAAAACCCTACATAATCATAGTCGCAAAAATAGTGTTCAAAAAGGATTCCGTACAAAGGTCTGTAATCACATATCTTTCGTCCTGAAGATATGTCTTCTGTAATCTGTATGGACGTTTTGTCGGCGACAATGCGCTTTAATATCTTTTCGTTCATATAACAGATCTTTATGTTGGATGAGTTTGAGCTTATGTTTTGATCTGTGAATATAAAGAAGTCTATGTTTTGGCTTTGATTTTTGCATGTTTTGAGATGGGTGTTGAAATAAGAAGGAAATGGCCCAAACCAAACTTGTATTAAGGCTATCTTTTTAGACATATTTTATTATATAGAAGGGCTGGATTTTTTTTTAGTTTTTTATAGGACGATTTTCGCAAATGTTGGCGATTTTTTTGGGAAAATGGGGGGAGGGGGTACGGTGAAGTACGTTGTTTTATGATAAAATGAATTAGAGATTGAGGAAAATGTCCCCCTACCTTTTCTAAAAAATTGTCAAAACAAAAAATTTCAAAAAAAGGGGGGAGTCTCTACCCCCTCCCCCTACCTTGGCACGGTTTGTGCTTGGTGTAGTGTGTGATTAAACCCTCCCCCCTCCTAGCACGTTCTATGCCAACCTGCGTCCTCCAGGTCATCGAAAAAAAGTGAAAAAAAGTATCTGAAAGTCTTGACGCTGACCGAGTTTTAGCCCATAGTGTGTCCATGCAAAACGAGATTGCGATTCTGAAGGTGAGCAAGTTCAAGACGGTGGCTTTGGTTGGTGTGACGTACCGCAAGGCGGACGGCACGACGGGTGTGTCCCACGGCAAGACTGAGGCGGAAGCAATCGCCAACATCAGCGTGGTGGTTCCTGCGAAAACGGTTGACTTCGCCCCGATGCCCAAGCGCAGCAGCAGCGGAACGTACTTCCGCAACAACAACGGCACGATGGTTGAGGTCTGAAAAAAGTCTGAAAAAGTCCTAGACAGAAAAGAGTTTCTACCCTATCTTAACAACATGACGAACGACTTCGCCAACATCAGCGCCGAGAGCAACCTGAGCGACTGCATCGCCCTCCGCATCGAAGACTTCACGGGACCGATCCCTGAGTCTTGGGGCGGTGAGCCGATGGAACTCACCGAGGCCGAAAAGGCCGAGGCGAACATCTGGTTTGACGAACGTCGCGACTCTTGGATGATGGAATTGGTTGGCACTATCTAACAACAACAACAACAACCACAGTAACAACATGAAATACAAAATCGAACTCGACAGCGAAACTAAGTTTGTTTTGCGCTTTGCTTTGTCACACCGAATTGAGTTTATCAAAAGAGAATTGGCTGTTGCACGACAGCATAATGCAGAAGATTCTGTTAAATACTGGCAAGACGAGATGGTATCAGCGACAAAC